CCCTACACCATGATGGTATACTCATCCTTTAATCACCTCATACTTCTCAAAATAAAGCTCTGCCATCCTTTTACAACAACGCTCCTCTTTTAACGCGGCAAATTGGTACGTTTCGATTTTACCACTTTTCATCTCAGTCCGCAATGCAGACATGATATCATCAAACAAATCCGCATCCGTAAATGCACTTCCTGTTTCGAATCTCCTGATATTGTTCTCAACATAATATGCCGTTCCGTTATGGCCTGCAGCAACATTTCCAAAAAGTGCCTTTTCGGTGACAAATGTATTGATGTCACTATATGAGAACCCCCTATTGTCAGCGTGATTATGCACAGATATCACACTGTTGTCCGGCTGACTTCTCAAATAATCAAAAAAATCTTTCCCGAATATCTCCCCTGCTGTTCCGCTGGTGTAATACCGTACCTCTCCGGATTGTATATTGACAGTAAACCCATGCTCGTTTCCGTCCTCCGCTCCCAGTTTTATGGATTGCCTACATGCATCTGACACTTTTGATATAATTTCTTCGGAAACGCCGTCAATCTTAATTTTAAATTCTGCCTGGTCATTATATTCCCCATGTCTTGTTGTGATTGACGAAAGCGCTGTATCTGAACTAGGATTTGCTGGTATCTTTAATCTCTCCCGTTGCTGCCGCAGCCCCATTTCCTTGGAAAAGTCCACGTAGGCCTTGTTGGTCAGTCGTAGCCGGCACTTAGCAGCCGTGATATCTTCCTTATCAGCTCCTGCCTTCTTCAGCAACTCTACATCCTGTTTCTGTTTCCGGATGGTACGTTCCAGTTTTCGCTGATGCTGTAATGCCGCATATGTGTCATATTCCCGGCCTCTATATACCCTCTTCTCATTTTCCCGCCGGTTCTGCTCCGCCAGCCACTCATCCGTGTACTTACGTTTGGATATACCTGGGATGAAGACGAAGGCTATATGGTAGCAGTTGATTCCTCCAAAACCTAACATCTGTCCTTTTCCGCAAACGGTCCGCATCTCCTCACTGCTATAGACCTTTCCCTGCCAGCTCTGGTGGTTCAGATAGCCTGTCCCGGTGTTTCTGGCACCCATGTGCCAGTCCACCTCGCAGTAGTCTGTCTGCAGTGCCTCCATGTTCTTCTCGTTGACCTTATCTGTCATCTGGGAAACGCCGGTCATGACCGCGCGCCTTGCTGCCACCTCGATGCGGTCAGACTTCCCGGATGCATAATCCACAGTCCGGATGCCGCTGGCCGTCATCTCGTCAACCACCTCACCTATGGCCTGGCTGTACGTCCTGGTGCCGGTGGCAATCCCCAGCATTGCCTTATCCAGGCTGCGTTCCAGGTATTCAGATAGCGGCGTGAATACCTTCTTGCCGCCCATCGGCACGTTGAAGCCCGTGGTCTGGGTGATGTTCTCCATCGACCGCAGGCTGCCTTTGGTCTGCCTCCTGGCAGCATCCACGACTTGCTGCAGCCATTGGTTATCCTCATAGGGCTGGTAGTCCTTGCCAGCAGCCTCGTAAATCTCTTTGTTGCGTATGTAATCAGACCTGGCTGCCTGCTCATAGATGTCATCCACCTGCAGGTCAGTCTTTTCCAAAGCCTTACTAATCAGCTGCTTAATCCGAATCCGGCTTGCCCCTATGGCATCCATCCTGACCAGCAGCCAGTCAATGACCGGCGTAACCTGCGCAGCTTCCTTGATACGCTGTATGATTTCGTCCATGATGGATAACTCCAGTGCTGTCATGGTACGTTCCAACGGTTTGGGCAGCTTCTCCAGTTCCTCAGGCGTCATGATATCACTCCTCCGTCAATACTGGTTCCGGCAGGTTCTTGGCTGCCTCCTCCAGGGTTTCGCCGTACCACTTGGCCCTGTACTCTTCCGGCCTCATGATTCCTGCCGCCAGATCCTGCCTGTCCTGTTGACGTTCTGTCTCTTCGTCTACCAGTATGCTGTCTTTAAAGTTACACAGAAACTCATACCCGGATTGAGTGAGCGCATTGTAAAAAGCCAGGGCATAGGCTAGATCCTCCAGGCAATCCTTGAGGTTGGACTGGATGGCCTTAACCATATTGTATTTCCGTTTCTTGGCGATCTTGGCTTCGGTGGCTGTCTTGTCGACGTCATTGACATCCGACAGATCACCATAAGATAGGCAGACATTAAACTCGATCCGCCGCAGATAGGCATTCAAGCCGTTGATAAGGCTCTGGTCCCTGAGCTCCGGACTGTACTCCTTGTATAGCTCTTCTCCGGACGTCCCACCGGACAAATTCAGTCCGCGGTACAATCTCCGGTTAAGCTTCGGCATCTCGTACTGCGTCTGTCTATCGGGTCCAAACACAGGAGCCGCCTGCAATGCGGTGGCATCTACGTGAATGACACGCTCGCCGCTCTCAAACTCCCAATCCAGCCGACCAAACTGCATGTCTGTCTTTTTGATCAACTTGATAGCTGGCTGGTAGATAGACACCCCGCAGGGAGATCCATCTACTTCATTTTTAATGGGGTTACGGTAATAGCCAAAGTCGGGCCGTTCCACTCCCACATAGGTCGTATCCTCTGGGAGTCCAGCCCAATCTTCCACCATATCGAGCGGCACTGACCGGCCAATATTGTTCATATCTGAAGATCTGTATGCAAGGTTCTGGATATTGAGCACCTTATTTTCGCCCCAGGTGTGTACTTCAAAGCGAATGAAATAATCATGATCTGCCACCTTTTTAACATCCACAAATGCCACCCGCGTCAACCGACCGCGTACATCAAACTTCAAAGGGATGAACCGCTCCTGAGTGATGTACTCCACCTTATCCTCTCCCAGTGGCTTGATACAGAAGGATCCTAGAGCAAGCCCGCTCTGTAGGTTCTCGTTCAGATCCCGGATGGCTGACTGGTATATCTTATCCATCTGCTCGTTAGAGATACTGGATTCCATCTCATTCAGGCAGACGTTGGCGAACTCCCTGCAGATACCCTGTTCAATCTGCAGGGAGTCCACCTGCTCGTCCACCCATGGGGCCCCTCCGCGATACATGGCTGCCCACTTCTCAATCGCTGTAATCATGTCTTGGCTGATTGCGATATCCTGACCAAACAATTCCTTTAAGGTCCTGATTGGAAACATCCTACGAAACACCCCCTTTACTGCGTTTTTTAGCTTATCAAACAATCCATCACCCGCCTTTTACTGGCCTTTCTTTTTCCATATCCGATTAGTCGCATACCTTGTAGCGTCAATACAGTGGTCTTTTCCATCCGGATATCCGCTGATCACATTGCCGTCCTTATCTCGATCATACTCATAATCCATGAACTCCTGGGCCGCCACCGGGCACCGAACGTTATCAATGACAATCTCCCGTAAAGATTGAAGCCACTTGAAGGAATACTCTCGACTCCCAGGACCCTTATCTGCTCCTCGTGCCAGTAATCCATAAGCCCGGTAATCACCCACGGATTTGTCCTCCGCACTGTCACATGTAATCAGGTCATTACCGGTGATACCCAGCTCTATAAGCTTATCCGCTGTCTGCCGGTTGCTCTGCTTATTGCAGGTGTATTCCTGCCAGACATAGAGTGTATGCCGTGCTGGATCATAATGCGTGCGTACAAAAGCATACAAATCTGGGTACCAGCCCCAGTCAACACCATTCAGAATATTGTCAAACTGCGATATCTCATCATCGGTTATCTCCCGGATTGTCACGTTATCAAATACGCTGCCACCGCTTCCGTTGGCCACGCCCATGTATTCATTATCGTAAGCTTCTGGATTAGTCTCTTTTAAAAATTCCGCTTCTTCCAGAAACGGCTTGCCCAACCATTTAAGCGGCACGCCCAGATAAGTGCTTTCCGTCACCAACCTAGATGCCTTTGGCACCTTGATGTACTTGTTTGCCCAGTTGCTGGCCGTCTTAGGCGGGTTGAATGACTTGAAGATATAGGCAACATCACCGCCACGAATGACGGACTGCTCAATCTTACGGACTGACTCAGGCCCTGTGAACTGGTCCAACTCTTCCAGCCAGAGAATGCCGATGTATCCGAAGGGGACCTTGATGGATTTGACCTTGCCAGGGTCATCAGCACCACGGAAGTATATTTTCTGTCCCGTACTGATTCGGGTTATCTCCATCGGGCTGACGGTTGCATGGAACTCCTCTGACAGCTCCAGGGCTTCAATCGCCCATAGAATCTGCTGGTACACAGAACTGCGCATGGTGTCTGCCACTTGACGCATGACAACGGCATGCATCTGGTCATTCTTCATGATGAGGTCAATGACTTCCAGTGATGTAAAAGATGACTTTGTAGAACCTCGACCACCAGGGAATACATATTCTGTATGTCCATGTTCCTGTATATCAAAAACAACCGGAGCAAATACCGGGGCCACCATATTGGATGGGATGCCCGTGTATTTGACCGGTTGGTCATTATCTGTATCTGGTTGTAATGCCTCAGCCTGAGCCCTCAGATGGACTATCTTAGCCAACTGCTCCTCAATATCCAGGTCGGACTTAAGTGTCTGCCCCAGGGTGTCACGGATGGCCTCATAGGCCCTCACATTGCCTGCCAGTGCCTTTTTAATCACGGCAGCATTCACGGCACTTTCCAGGGTGCTGTCAAGCCCCAGAGCTTCAAGGACCGGCGTCCACTCCGGGTTGTCAATCTCTGCTGTCAGAAGCATGTTAAGGGTGCGCCGGAAGTCTGCCTTTCGCCTCCGGGCCTCGCCGGATGCCTTGCCGCCTTTCGATGCAATTTCCAGTAGTTCGCTTGTGGTTCGTTTGTCAAATCCCTTATCTTTTATGTCTTCATATCCCAAACACCTCACCTTCCAATCCTGGCTGTTTTTACATAGAAAAGCCCCCGCCATATCAGCGGGAGCTAATCCAAAGGAGAAAATCAAAGCACTGTATTATCTGTCTGAATAGCGGGGGCAGGATTTGAACCTGCGGCCTCCGGGTTATGGGCCCGGCGAGCTGCCAGACTGCTCTACCTCGCATCAATACCGGCTCGTCACCGGTATGCTCCAACTCACGCCGCGGTTGGCTTACGGATACCTTGCACCAGTATGGTATCAACTGGGAGCTGCTCTCTATCCGATTTGCGAAGCTATGAAGAGGCAGGAGAACGTCAGCTTCTAATTAGCCACCAGGGTATGGCACCTGGCGGCCGTTATTTGTGGGGAGGATGCAAAATCAATCAGCTTTCCGCTTCATCCAATTCTGCATATTACAATTATAAATCGTCCAAAAGGACTTATCAAGGACATCATTTTGACGCAGTTTGTCAAGCCCTTAATCAAGCATAATTGCATCCGCTCCAAACAGATATATGCTCAGTATCCCAGTGAGCTCCGTCACCCACCGTCTTGCCGTTCTATCTGAACAATTCAAAAGCTCTCCAATTTCGTTAGGCTCCATACCATCAAAGTACCTATACTTAAAAGCCAGATACTTCTCATGCGTATTCTTCCGACACTCCTCATCCTCCAGGAGCTTCAAACACTTGTCTATGTGTCCTATCATGACAATACTCCGGAGCTTGCTCTTGATGATACTGTTGATAAAGATATCTTCCTCTGTGAACTCCTCCAGTTCATCGCCATTATCCATGTCGGACAGTTCTGCCACTCCCTCCTCCACGCTCTGACAGATGCGGTTATAATTCTCCATCAGCTTCTTGGTGTTCTGGAATACCTTTATTCTCTTTTCCCTCCGGAGTTGCTTCTCATGCTCCTTAAGGGCTTCCCTTGCGGCCAGCCTGGCCACTTCCTCCAATGCTTCCGTCTGTTTCACCGGCCTCACCTCCTCCCGCATCCAGCCACGGGCACGCCCAGCACCCGTACCGTATCCTGCCCTTGTTGTTGCGCTGGCCGTCACACCCGCGGCGCCCGTTGTCTATGTAGCACTGTCTCATAATACCGCATCACTCCCTTCGGCAGCCGGCGCAGCTCCGGAACCGGACAGGCCTGTGTATATGCATAGGCCGGCATCCTGACGGACCATGTATCCGGCGGTGGCTCCCGGATGGCTGATTCCGCCAAAGCCGCTACAGCTGATGCCCGCAGGGCCTTGTTGGCCTTGGCCTGCTTACTGTCTGCTTTCTTTCTCAATCAGGCACCTCCTCCGTACACAAATTTCAGTTTAATGTGTCAATGATGACTTACTTACCAACCCAATTTTTCTCATTTTTTTCATAAATAACTTCATTTCGTAATATGTAAGTCCGGCACAGGTGTTGCCAATCTTCTTATTGTTCATTTCTTTATCATATGACTGAATAATGTGTTTACCTGATTTTTTATGTAATAAATCAACGCATTGTGTATACTTATATTTTTTATTGTATCTTTCGTAACAGGCTCCGTATTCATCGTCTGATACCTTTGTAAATCCAATTTCTTCTAACTTGTCATCAATATTTTTAAATAATTTCATCATGTATTCCTCTTTCTCCGACACTCAGCAGTCGGCTGCTAATATTAATTTTGCCGCTTAATCAACGTAGCAACATAAC